GAATTTTCCTAAATGGCTGAACCCCGCAACGTGGTTTTCCAGAGAGGAAACCATTGTTGAGACAGGTACGGAAGAGGTGGCAACAAACACTCAATCCGCACCCGATACTCCACGCACGGGCGGTTATTCGTTTTGGGAACTTTTAGCAGGTGGCAACAGCACCGCATTGTCGATTGCAACGGTGTACCGTTGCGTTAATCTGTTGGCCGATAGTGTGGCCGTTTTGCCGTGTCAGTTTATGCGGCAGAAAGATGGCCGATTTGTCGTTGATACCAACAGCCGATTGCATTACCTTTTGAATGTACAGCCAGACACAGCATTGAGCGCGTTTGATTTTTGGCGGCAAGTGGTACAGCGATTGTTGATGGATGGCAATGCCTACATCGTACCCGTTTACAACACCGTATCATTGGAGATTGACCGTCTGGCATTGTGTGGCCGTGGCACAGTAAGCCACGACACAACCAATGACACGTACACCGTCACGGATGCCGACAACGGAATTTATGGCGTGTATGATGAGGATGAGATTATCCACATTAAGGGCATGAGCGTTGACGGCAAGCATGGTGTGAGCGTATTAACGTACGCCCGTCTTACATCGAATATTGCTACCACAGGCGATGCCGAAACGCTTAAACGCTTTGCCAATGGTGGTAACGTCAGAGGTATCATTTCCAACGATAACAGCGTAAGAGGTTTTGGCGAGTACCAGGATGAGGAATTGGAGAAAACGGCAGTTGATGTTGACGGACGTTTCCAAGCAGGGCAGCACATCGTATCTTTGCCCGGTCAAGTCCAATTTACTCAGATGTCGATGAGTTCAGTGGATATGCAGTTTTTGGAGAGCCGCAAATTTACCGTGAGAGAGATTTGCCGTTTCTTCGGTGTGCATCCATCTTTTGTGTTCGACGATACCAGTAACAATTACAAGTCCGCTGAAATGGCCAACGTGGCATTTCTCAATAACACCCTCAACCCTATTTTGCGTAAGATTGAGGCCGAGTTGTTGCGTAAGTTGGTGGCCCCGACGCTGGCAACCAAGCGAAAGTTTGAGTTTAACCGCCAATCACTTTATGCGTGTGATTTGGAGAGCAGAGGCAAGTATTGGAAGCAGGTTATTGAAACGGGATTGTACACCGTCAATGAGTTGCGCCGTGAAGAGAACAAGCCCGATGTGGAGGGTGGCGACACGGTGTTGGTGTCTGCCAATCTGAAATCCATTACCAATCTGGCCGCAGAGGGAGAACCGACACAGACAGAACCCGATAAGAACCCCGACGATAACAAGAAAAAGGAGGATAGCGAAGATGAAGAATAAGAACCAAATAATCAGACGGCAGATGTTCACGGTTGCAAGCCTGCAAGTACGTGAAGCCGCCGAGGGCGAGGCCCCCAGCCGAATCATTGAGGGGTACGCCATTCTTTTCAACGTGCCATCCGCTCCATTGTGGGCAGATGAGGACAGCGAAGCCAGAGAGGTGATTGCCGCAGGTGCAGTGACCAAAGAACTGTTGGACGGTTGCGACATCAAAATGACGATGTTTCACAATCGGCAGTTGCTTTTGGCACGATCGAACAAGGGCGCAGGTACATTGACGTATGAGGTTGACGAAAAGGGCGTGAAGTTCAGTTTTGAGGCCCCCAATACAGTCGATGGTGACAAGGCATTGGAATTGGTAAGACGTGGTGACATTGGTGGGTGCAGCTTTGCATTTACCACACGTTATTACGACGATGCTTGCGTTGAGCGCAGTGCCAAAGTTGTGAATGGTACGACCATGATAACGTACACCGTGAAAGCCGTTACGGGCATTTACGATTTCACTATCACTGACAATCCGGCATACCCCGATACATCGGTTGAGGCGAGGGAGTTTGTGGCAGGGCTGAAAGCACCAGAGACCCCAGAACCTCCAAAGGACAATACGAAAATGCGTGAGCAATTGCGCGAAATGCGTTGCGCCGCAAATAGTAAGTTATTTTAAGTTTAACCCCTAAATTTCACAGTTCAATGAAGAAGAACAAATTGAATGTGCGCGAATTGGTCAATCAGTATCAGGCCAATTGCGACCGCATCCGCGAAATGGCGGATACGTGCGAAAAGGAGAACCGTGAGCGCAACGATGCTGAGAACAAGGAGTTTGAGGCCCTTTGCCGCGACAATCAGTTGCTCCAGATGAAGATGCAGGCCGCAACAGCCGAGCATCTGCGTGAGAACCCCAACGCCGCTGAGGAAGCCATTACCCTCATCCGCGAGAACGCGAAGAACGGCAAGAAGTCGGAAATTATCTTTGTTCGTGACATGATGATGGTTTCCGATGTGAACGCTGGCGGCATCATCCCCCTCAATGTGCAGGATATTTTGAAGCCCCTGCAAGAGGGTTTCATTCTCGACAAGGTAGGTTTGCCCATGCCTACGGGTTTGGCTGGCGATTTCGTTTGGCCAATGTATGAGATGGTTGAGGCTACTGTTTTGGGTGAGGGTGCAGCACTCTCAGACACCAAGATTCCGTTTAGCAAGATGACCGCATCACCGGCCCGTATTGGCATTGCTATCCCCGTAACCAACCAGAGCCTCAACCAGAGTGACGGCGTTTTGGAGATGATTGTGCGCGAGGTCATGCCGCTGGCAGTGCGTCAGTTGCTCAACAAGATTCTGTTTAGCACGGAGGCAGTCAACCAGACCGCCGCATCCGCTGGACTAATTGGCCCGTTTGCCAAGGATTCTGTTAAGGCAAAGAAGATTGCATTGTCGAATGTTCCTACATTCCAGCAACTCAATGCCCAGATGAAGGCCGCAGTGCTTGAAACGGGTATTACAGGCGATCACCTTTGTTGGGTTATGACTAAGAGCATGGCCGCAATTCTGGAGGGTACGCCCATCAACGAAAAGGGCATTTTTGTGCCTATGCTCCAGAACGGCATACTTTGCGGATTACCCGTGTACACCACCAACACCATTCGTAAGATTGTCAAGTCGTACCAGAAATATACGGCAGGGCAGACGAACGCATGGGCAGCTTACACCCTGCAAGACAGCGACACCGTTACTTACAAGGTGAGCGGTGACACCATTGCGCACGCGCTGGCTAAGATTACCAGCCCCGACGGCGGCAAGATTGCCGAGGTGAGCGTTGTGACTGAGTACATTGGTTTGGGTGATTGGCGTTACCAGCCAATGGGACTGTTTGGCACGCTCCGTTTCATCGTTGACCCGTACAGCCAGGCCCGTAAGGACAGCGTGGATTTCGTACTCAACACGGACTATGCAACCAAGACCGTGCGTGAGGAAGCATTCCTCATGGGCGAGGTTGCCCCGGCATCCTAAGACTTTTCTTTCTGTTCATACGATTAAAAAATTAAGTTGGTAGTCAATGGCAGCAGTGGATTTGGCACTATTCAAAAAGCACGTCAGGGCAGATGATTTTGCCGACGATGATACTTATTTGCAGCACCTTTTGGATGCCGCAGAGTTAAGCGTTATCACGGCAACCCACCGCACGGAAGATGAGTTGAAAGCCATCGGAAACGGTGAGACCATCCCCACACCGCTCATTCAGGCGATTATGATGCTGGCAGCGCATTGGTATAATCAGCGTGAGAGCGTGAGCAACGTGCAAATGCACCAAGTGCCCGATTCACTGTCTGCATTGATTAAGCCATACCGAAAGTTGGTGAGCGAATGATTGCAGGACGCATGAAATACAAGTTGGCGTTATTGATGCCCAGCACGATCGAGAATGATTTTGGCGAGGCCATAACCACCTACGAACAAACGCGAGTTGTCAATGCCGAAAGGGTAAAAAACAATGGCCGCAGAAGTGAAGAGGTTGGTGAGCATTTCCCCGATTATAATGCTGAGTTCAATATCCGAGACGCGCACCCCGTCGATGAAAATTGGCGAGTGCAGCAATTGGGTGGCCATTTGTACACCGTGACCGCGATAATTCCCAACATTGACAAAGGTATGAAAACATTGATTTGTGAGCGTGTGAACGAGTAAACCAACAGCCGATGAAACCCGAAGAATACACAGGCAGCGAATGGCAGTATCTGTTGAAGCAGATGGACGGCAAGGAAATCAAGAAATCTTTGCGCAGTGCCATAAGAGCCGAGGCCAAGAAAGCCCAGAAGATAGCGCAGGACAAATTGGCCGCGACTGATTTGCAGGTGCAGGGTAACACGGCAGATTGGAAGAAAGGAATTAGAACGTACATTTACAATCCCAACAGAGCCACGGGATTCATGGTGACGGTCAAGGCCAGAGCCGCAAGCAGAAAGACGGGCAAAGGTGAGAAGTCAATGCACCAGAACCGCAAGGGATTCAAGAAACCCGTTTTGATGTGGGCAGAAGAGGGCACACAGCCCCGTAAACGTGGGGGCAAGCGAGTGAAAGCCGACAACGCCCACAACACGGCAAAGGCGCAGGGCAGAATTGGTGGAGCATGGCAGTACATACGAAAGGGTGGCATTAAGACGGGTCGGATGAAACCGTACCGTTTTCTGGAAAGGGCGACCCCTGAAATGTTCCAAGCCGTCGAAGCAGGTTTGACCCCCGAAGTTGGCAGAGCCGTTGAGAACGTGGCACGGAAATGTGGTTTTATTTAATAGGCAGCATCTATGACATCATTAAGCATTGGCAAGATTATCCGCAAACTCCTAACCGAGAGCGTGAAGATTAAGGCGGCAAAGGTGACAAAGGTTTTCCCCGTTGTTACCGATGAGGCCAAATTGCCATACATTGCATATCGTCGGGCTGACATTGAGCCAGGCCCCTTTAAGGGCGGCAACGCCGACACGGTGACAGTCGAGGTGGCGTGTTTCACCAAAGACTATGAGAGCGGCATTGAGTTGGCCGAGATAGTGCGCGAGGTGCTGGATTGTCAAGAGAAAGAGATTGACGGTTTGAAAATGCGCAGTTGCACATTGTCTGGCGGCGATGAGAGATACCAAGATGATGCCTATGTTCAATATTTAATATTCACAATTAAAGCATAATGAGTTATGAGTTACGTTAATGGTAGTGATTTGTTGCTGAATGTAGGTGGCAAGGCTGTCGGCCATTGCACCACCCACACCACAACTTACAACAGCGAGACGAAAGACCGCGCCGTTAAGCCCGTTGCATCCGCTAAGAAGTCCGCAGGACTGTGGAAAGGCAAAGGCGTTACGGGCCTCAGTATTTCCATCAGTGCAGAGGGTTTGCGCTATTACAGCGAGACCGAAAACGGGTTTGTGCAGATTGCGCCCATGTGGGGCAAGGGTCAGAGCGTTCAGGTGCAGGCATTTGAGCGTGAGGGCGACGCGACACCCTATCTGCAAGGTAAGTTTGTCATTGCCTCCATCGAGGAGACCAGCCCGGCACAAGACGATGCCACGTACACCATCAATCTGGAGAATGACGGTGAGCCTGACATCTACCCCGGCAGCGACGATGAAGATGGCGGTGGCGACGACGATGGCGATGGTGGCTAACAACCTAATCTGACACAACATGAATAAGGTTGAAATCACGATCAACGGCAAGCATTACCCCTGTCGGCCAACGATGGGGGCAATGCTCCGTTTCAAGAAAGAGACGGGCCGCGAAATTACCCAAATCGAATCTGGCAGTTTTTCCGATATATGCACGTATCTTTGGTGTTGTTTGGTATCGGCCTGCAAGCATGATGGTATTGAGTTCAATTTGTCATTGATGGATTTTGCTGACAGCATCAGTGCAGATGATATGACCGATTGGAGCAATGCCGTGATGGGCGATGCCGAGGGCCAGGCCCCAGAGGATGGCGCAGATGCCGAAAAAAAAAGTCAGTAGGCATTTATGAGTTGTTAGGCATTGCGGTTGGCTGCATCGGTTTGTCATACGACGATTTTTGCAGATTGACCCGTGAAGAGTTCCAACACATTTATGATGCCTATCAAGACAAATTGGAAACTGAGTACCGTTGTGGATGGGAGCGTATGCGAATGTTGGCCGCGATAACCATACAGCCGCACACCAAGAAAAAGGTAACACCCGAAAAGTTATTGCCATTCCCATGGGAAAAGAAGAATAAGGCTAACCATAAATTGCCGACCGCCGATGAGGACAAGGCAAGGTTGGAAAGCCTATTGAAACGAATTAAGAAGTAACAGCAGATATGGCAAAAGACGTAAAATTTAATATAAAGCTGCAAGTTGACGGCAAAGATGTGGTTGTGCAAGCCTCAACCAACGTCAAGCAGTTGGCCAACGATTTAGGGTTGGTGCATGACCGCGTGACAGCCGCCGACAAAGCGTTTATGAAATGGACGCAGAGCGTTGTTGCCATCGGTGCTGTTACTAACTCCATCCAACAAATATCTGGCGTACTCAACACCCTCACTGAGGACAGCCGTACATTTGGCGCAGCCATGAAAGCCGCCAACACTATGGCTGGCAAGGATGCCGAGGGATTTGCGCAACTGAAAGACCAGGTTGCCGAACTGAGTAAGTCAATACCAATGGCCCGTGATGAGTTGGCCAATGGTTTGTATCAAGTCATTTCAAATGGCGTTCCCGAAGATAATTGGATTGATTACCTAAGAGCATCGAGCCGTGCCGCCGTCGGTGGTATTGCCGATGTTGGCGAGGTGGTCAAAGTCACTTCGACTGTCATTAAAAACTATGGTTTGGAATGGTCAGCCGCCCAAGATATTCAGGACAAGATACAGTTGACCGCCAAGAACGGTGTGACATCGTTTGAGCAGTTAGCCGCCGCCCTGCCATCCGTCACGGGCCAGGCAGCGCAGTTGGGCGTGTCATTCACGGAAATGCTGGCCGTGATGAGTACGTTGACGGGCGTAACGGGTAACACGTCAGAGGTGGCCACGCAGCTTGCAAGTGTGCTGACCGCATTAACAAAGGAGAGCAGCAAGAGCCAGAAGATGGCCGAGGAAATGGGCATATCGTTCAATGCTGCATCCATCCAAGCCGCAGGTGGTTTGCGTAACTATCTGCAAGAGTTAGACCGTACCGTTACGGCATACGCACAGAAGTCCGGCCAACTCAAAGAATCCATTTACAGCAAACTTTTCGGACGTGCCGAGGCATTGCGTTTGGTCAATGGCCTAACGGGAGAAATGGCCGCTAAGTTTGACGAAAACATTGCCGCGCTGGATAACAGTGCAGGAACGAT